CAGCTACTCCAGAGTTGAGTGGTTTAGACACTAGTAGTTTCGGTGCTAGTGCATTGGATTCGAAATTGCAAGAGCAAGAGAATTCAATAATGGTTCTAGAAGAGATGCTTGACTCAAGTCAGCATACTGTTTTCGAACCACATTCCGGAACAACAGACGACAATACTATCATGAAAGTCACCAGCAATGAATCGGTACAAAACGTTCGATTTACTAGCAATGACGATCCTTATATGTATTCCGTCAAGGGTAGGATGGATCCTACTCGTAGTCTACAAGACACAACAGGAGATGATTTGTCATCTTTCTTTTCGCGCCCCATCAAAATTCTCACCACTGAATGGTTAACGAACTCGCCTCTCAATGTCACCACTGACCCTTGGGATGCGTTCATAACCAATCCACGCGTTGCGAATAGGCTCACAAATTATAATTTGCTTAGAGCCCGTTTACATCTTAGAGTTTTGATCAATGGTAATAGTTTTCATTACGGCCGTGCCATGGGTGTTTATCATCCTCAACACACTCGTGATGACATGACCAATTTGGGCTCGGTGGTTTCTTTGGTGCAAGGCAGTCAAATGCCCCATGTATTTTTAGATCCCACAACGTCCACTGGAGGGGAGTTATCATTGCCATTTTTCCATGAGTACAACAATGTGCATTTGCCGCTTCTTAAGCATACTAATCTTGGCAGGTTTCACATCATTTCATTAAATGATTTACGCCACGCCAATGACGCTGCTGATAAAGCGACCATAACAGTGTTTGCTTGGTTAGAAGAAGTTGAATTGAATATGCTGACATCGTTAGACGTTCCCTTAATTCCTCAATCTGGTGCTGAGATTGACCAGGCTAATGCAAATGGCGTTATTTCTGGTCCAGCTACTGCGATAGGAAAAGTCGCATCGACCATGTCTGAAGTTCCCGTTATAGCACCCTTTGCAATGGCGACTTCCAAAGTTGCTGGTGTTACTGCAACGATGGCAAAGTTATTTGGTTATTCGCGTCCTTCAGTTACGAAAAATCCTGAGCCTTATAAACCCACAGGGATTTCGTCTTTAGCGACCACAACTGTCCCAGATGGTGTTGCCAAATTAACGGTTGATGACAAACAGGAATTGACCATTGATCCAACCATTTCGGGTATTGGCCCTGGTGATCCGATGAACATAAATCAGATCGCTAAGAGAGAATCTTATTTGACAACGTTTGATTGGAATATGGGCGAATCTCCTGAAGCGCTTTTGTGGAATGCTCGCGTTATGCCTACTCTTTGGGCGACAGAAGGCTCAGCCTATTATTTGCCCGCTTGTGCTATGGCAGCTTTGCCGTTCAAATACTGGACCGGAACCATGAAATTTCGCTTTCAGATTGTGGCATCTGCATTTCACAAAGGTAGACTTAAAGTGGTTTATGACCCGAATTATTTCACATCCAATGAATACAATACCAACTATATCGAAATTGTGGATATTGCTGAAAAGCAAGATTTCACGATCGAAATTGGTAATGGTCAAGATAGTTCTTTGTTGACCAGCATTCAGCCTAATGGACCGCCCAGCACCAACGCTTATGGCGCGTTTCCTATAGGATATAGTGAATTCGGAAATGGTATTTTGAGTCTCTATGTTGTTAATGAATTGACGACACCAGATACGACCGTGCCCCATGACATTTCGGTGAATGTATTTGTTTCTATGGGAGATGATTTTGAGGTTTTTGTGCCTGATAGTCGTTTTCAAAGTTACGAATTCAAACCTGTACCTACTGAACCACAGTCAGGTTATGAGAAAGACGTCAATGATGCGATGATTGCGCATGATCCTTCTGCTCCTCAGCAGGAAGATTCCGAAATTCTGGGTATTGGAGCCACTAATCACGATGATTTGAACAAAGTGTTCGCAGGTGAAGTGATAAAGTCTTTTCGACCACTTCTCAAGCGTTACGCTTTACATTCTGTGCTTAATGCAACATTTTCATCTGGTGGAGTTGCTCTTTATGGACGCAGGACTGCTTATCCCTTTTTACGCGGTTCAGTTAGCAACCCAGTTCATCTCACGAATACGGATGTTCAATACAACTATTGTAACACTCTCTT